GAAGAATCCGCTACCAATTTTTCACCTACCCGAAATGTACTAGATGTTTTAAGATTGGTTGAAAGTGTGTTCCCCGAAATGATAAATAAATTTTCAGTTCCTTCATTCGTGTCGACGACAACCCTATCAACCCCCGCTTGTTGGATTTCAAACGTTCTCGTTGGATTGAGGGTTCCGACCCCCATTTTATCATTGACGACAACACGTTCTGTGCGTATACTTTTATTGACATCCAACACAATCTCCTGACCAGCATTCATAAATAAATCTGCACCAACTGAGAAACTCTTGGTTGGATTTGAATTTGAAATACCGATACGACTTACAACAACTTCATCGGCTTCAATTTCACCTGTAATAATTGCTGAAGCAGTGGTAAGAACCTCCTGCTCTATTGGGTCGGCATCTAGACTGGCGACATATACCTGGTCAAACCTGACTGTTCTTCCCATTTATATTAGTTACCAAATAAAATTCCAGCCATTCCATTTTTGATCCTCAAAACATTATAGTTTACTGCATGAATATAGAGTTCCTGACCAGCTGGTCTGAGACTTCCCTTTTCAACCCCCCTGAGTATAAGCTTTGCGTTATCTATACGACTAAAATTACAGGTCCCAGATGGATTATAATCTGATGCATTTAAACAAAAGTGATACGCAAAGTATCTCGTTTGGAATAAAACTTCTGTCGTGTGTACAAAATCAGATGTCCCGAATTTAGATTTATAATAATTTTGAATGGTGTGAAAGTACATAGGGCTCATATCCTCGAGTAAGGGTGTTCCATTTATATGTATATCACCGGTGTGAAATGTAAAACGATCATTGGCGAAATCGTTATTGAGGGCGTTAAATCCGAAGAATATAGACTTCACTGGGTGGTTGAAACAGGACAAATCTAAACTATTATCACCACCTTGTTGGATGACGTGATCTGAAACTGTTTCAAGTGGGTACTCAACACTTTGTACCTGTGTGATTACGAAATCCATTTGACGTGTAATCATTTGTTCCCTCTCATCCTTGTCTAGATAGATGTAGTTTCCATAGACTTTGATTTGTTTATTTTCATCCGATACACCAACAAATTGTGCATTATCAAATTGTATTTTAATTTCAACTTTGTGATGTTGAAGTGCCAAAAGTGGGAGAAAAGCTCCATGGTCACAAAAGAAAAAGTGGAATGGGAGGAAACTTGGGTTAGATGCCGAAACCTTGTTGGTCAATTCCTGTGACTTTACGTGGGTATCCGCCAGATAATTGGGCCATATATCACTAAAGTAGTCATAGGGTTGGGAATCTACCTTTTGACCACCGATAAAGAGATTGACCGTGGAATTGTAAAAAAGATTGGATGATACAGCGTTCCCTTCACACCATATACCATTGATGATATCACCCAATACTGGAATAGTGATTGTATTATCTGTATCGTTTATAGATTTGAGATATTTCGGGGCTTGTGAAAAGTTGGTGTGCCTCGTAAACTTTATACGAAAAAACGAATGTCCCTCCTCGGTCATAAGGTAAACATCCTGTACACCCTTTGAAACGAGTTGTATTAATGCACCTGACATTTATTTATTAATCAGATTATAAAAACAGACACTTTCCCTGAGGGAAGTCACTCTTTTTTTCTTCCGTGGGTTTTCCATGAATTTTGAACCCTCCTTGGCGGTACACCTTCATCCTCTTATAGTACATAGCCGTGAATATAGACCATGGATCGTGAACATCGTATATATGGGGATTGTTCTTTTTACCCTTGGTCTCTCTCATGATACGTCCAATACTTTGGGTAATATCTGACTTTGGTGAAGCTAGAATGACCGTGTCTAGGGTGGGTATGTCCAAGCCTTCGTGGGCTTGACTGAACGTCGCGAAAATGATCTTCTTCTTCGAGGATTCTTGGAGGTCCTTCTCTTTCATACCCCCCATGTAGAGACCCGAACTCTTTGGAAAACACTGGTGAAGAAATTCACAATGAAATCTCCTATCGCTTAAAACGAGGAGTTGCCTCGTTCCCGCTGAAGCCTTTTTTACAAGTTCTACCAACATTTTGTTCCTATTCCTGTCTTCGACCAACTCTGTGATCATATTGGGCATAGAGATCTTTCCATTTCTCATAGAGGGTGGGGGGTTGCGGTAATTGAAACATTCATAGGTGATTGGGAACACCTCAACCTGTTCCTGATTCTTCCTCTCCACTGCGAAGAATGTGGGTCCCATGAACCAATGGAGGACTTTGGTGAGTCCATCCTTCCTCTCTGGGGTTGCGGAGAGACCAAAAATATGTTTGGGACACATCTTGAAGAGGGACTGACTGAATACTTTTGCGCATATATGGTGGGCCTCATCTACAATGAGGGTTCCCACACTTTCAAAGTCCCCAAAACTATACTCCTTTAGGGACAGGGACTGAAGCATTGCGATGACGAAATCGCAGTCAACTTCCTTCTTATCCTGTTGGACGATGCCGATGGTGGCACCTGGGCAGAATTGTTGGATTCTCTCCCTCCACTGATCAGCTAGAAACTGTTTATGAACGACAATCATGGTCCTGTAGCCCAACTTACAGGCTATTGCCAGGGATACGGTGGTCTTCCCAAAACCACACGGGAGTGAGAGAACGCCATGACCCGCCTTAAGAGCTGCAGCAAGTGCTTCGTTTTGGTGTGTTGCGTCTCGAAGGGTACCGGCAAACTTCGTTCTAATCCGGGTGGGTTGGGGTCTTCGATCCTCCTTAGGTTCACCAAGTTTCTCGATGCCATAGAAGCGCGGGACACAGATACCATTTTTAGTCGTTTTAAAAACTTTAAAAGGTGGTGGTGGAAATCCATAATCTCCATTGACTATAGGTCTTACGGTAAGTTCCTTTTTAATTTCTTGGAGGGGTCCTTCAGTGGCGAGGTACCCAGTTCTAGTGAGCATACTCATTTAAAGGGGAAAAACTTTAAATGAGTAAATGCCTGTTATACATATAGATGAACAGATTCAAAAGTTATTTCATGAAGTACATAGACTTCAAGGGATGATTCAGGTATTCCAACAGTTTAAAAATTCTGGTCTACATGTAATCGAACTTCCGGATCAAAATGAAGAACTCGAAAGTATCCAGGAAAATCCAGAATAATTTTCAACGTTCCAAACTCCTTTGAATTCTATTTTAATTCTAACTTCATCACCCCTTGTAAGAGACTGAATTGGTTTACCTGTAACCTCACACATCACTCTCCTATAACGGTATGGAACTTTCACTTTCAGAACATTTCCATCTAGGGGGTCGTCTATATTTTGATTTTTTAAAAGAAATTGTTTACGATAGTGAATGGAGGAAACCATTTTCGCTGCGTCTGGTTCAAGTGTGAAACGAATATACTTCTTATCATTATAGTCATATAGTGGTTCGTATACATGTGCAACTATTTCCATTTGTTACGATATAGTACAACCAAAACTATAAGTATCATAAGTAAAACCATGACGACACGACTTAACACGAGTGGTTTAAGTGGTTCTCTCGTTTTAAAAACTTCATGACTCAGGTGTCTAGAAACTTCAATGGCTGCTTCAATACTAGAATAGGGTGTATTTCTAGGAGACATCATACCACACATGGCAACCTTCGGACATGCACCAAAGTGTGGGAGTTGTCCATGTAGACTGAGAACCCCCGAGGATTGGGAGAATGACCACCCCCCATCCTCACTCCATTCAGCACCCCACCCAATTCGCATGTTGGTGGGGGGTGGAAGTTTCAATTGTTCGAGAACTTCTAATTTTAAAAGTTCTGGATTATTTGAAAGAACTTCTTTGGTGAGGTTACAAATCACACATGCCACAGTTTTACCATCTGAGAGAACTCGGGGTTGTAAATTCCATTTCGTTTTCGTGGCAAATTCAAGATCTGATTTGAGGGTGATTGGTTCTTCGTAATCGAGGAGAACATTTATAGCACCATACGTACTCTCTCTCACCTTCTTGTCTGCGTCTGGTCCCCAGTTGTCACCCAATAATTTGAGTGCAGGACTGTTATCTATACATAAAAAAAGATACCCACCTTGAATACTATCACCATTTGAAAATGTGGCGATGTAATCAGTTTCTCCGTATTCTACATCTTTAATTTCCTTACCAAATACAAAGTTTACACCGGCATCTAAAAGTGCATTTTCCATCGCATCACACATCAATTTGCCCGAACCTCTCTGTGTATACGGTTTTGACAATACAACATTATCGAGATTTCTAATAAATTCATAGGCAGACATAACATCCCAGGTAACACCATCCATTATGAGTGGTAAGGTCTTAATGACGTCTTCACCAGATTTAGTTAATCGACCGGGTGTAATTGCTGCTTTCAAACTCATCTTCTTATATTTTTCAGAGTGGAGGGCGACCCCCAAAACCAGGGATAATAGTACGCCATAGTCTTTCAAACCCAGTGAACCAGTTAGGAATTTTGTATGTTCGTCACCACCTTTCGATGGTTCAAACATTTCATCCCAATCTATATTCATTTCATCAAAGAGGGATTTAGTATTTACAAAGGCTTTATCAAAAAGAACTCTGTGTGCGTGAAGATCTCTTACTTCTACATCCGGTTCCCACCATGAGCCACCAGATGACGTCTTTTTGTCGTAGATTGTTATATCGTGTTCCTCACCTGAGTGAATAATCTCCCAAGCGAGGGACATCCCCGTTGGGCCGGCACCGATGATATGAATCTTCATTCTACTTTTAGTTGATATATAATTTTTCATGAGTCAGCGTGTAAAATGTTATGAGTCCCAAAGTTATCCAAAGTTGTGGGTCCATAAATTTACGTCCATTATAAAGAAGGAATATGTTTAAAAAAATATGCATTGGGAGACTTTCCCTTCCATACTTAATATAGAACCCTGATGTAGCTGAACCTGAAAGTAAAAGTGCACTCATAAAAGACGTCATAGATGGCTTATATAAAAACCAGGCGGTAAAAAGCAACGCCACGTAGGATATAAATATCGACCTCCTCCCCAATTCTCGTATACTATCAACAACTAGGGGTCGTTCACATTTCAACACTTTCGTTTCCCAATGTGGACCGAGAATGAGGTAAGAAAAATATAAAAGTATAAACACTTCCCACATATACTTTATTAAGGATATTTAAAAATATCTTGATATGATAGGTATGTTGACTGTAATAAAACCCTTATCCAAACCAACTCAACAGAAGGTAAATACTTGGAAGTTTGCCGCCAAATTTCTGTGGAAAGAGCGTTTTATGGAAGATAAAGCGGAGCTCGGGAGATGGACAAAAGATCAACTTCTCGATCTTGGTCCAACATTTGTAAAATTAGGACAAATTGCGTCTACGAGGGGGGACCTCTACCCCCCAGAGTTCACCCGTGAACTTGAATCTCTCCAAGATGATGTCCCCGCATTTGATTATAATTTGGTTAGGGATCAGATTGATTTAGATATTTTCAAGGACTTTGATGATGTCCCCTTTAAGTCTGCTAGTATTGGTCAGGTCCACAAGGCTACTCTCCAAAATGGAAAACCCGTAGTTGTAAAATTGAAAAGACCAGGTATTTATGATACGATGCAATCTGACACAGAAACTTTGAAACAAATTCTAAAATTAGTTCAATCTGTGGGGATTGATACTGGAAATAGTTCAGACTTTGTTCTCAATGATTCGATTGAATATCTTTTGGGTGAAGCAGACTATGTTCAAGAAGTTGATAACGCGATCAAGTTTAAGAGGTCTCTGAAAGATGTTGAATGGATTAAGATTCCGCGGGTGTATAAAAAATACTGTACGAATGAAATGATTGTAATGGAATATGTACCAACAGATAAGATTACCGAAATCAAGGATAAGAAAATCAACAAGTTAAAGGTGTGTGAAGCCCTCGTGAATTCATACGTCATACAGACCATGGAGGCTGGTCTGTTCCACGCTGACCCACACCCTGGAAACTTGGGTATTTCGAAGAATGGTAAGCTGGTCTTCTACGATTTCGGTTTAGTCATCCCACTATCGGATGAACTCAGAGAAGGTTTCAAAGACCTCTTCTTTTGTATTGTAAATAGGGACACCTCGGGGATAGTAAAAATTTTAATACGCCTGGGGGTCATCGTCCCAACGTCTACGGATATCTCTGACATTGAACTCTTTTTTGAGAGCATCCTTGGGTACCTGGAGACCCTAGATGGGGGTGCTATTGTAAACGACGAACTCGCCGCTGAGCTGGCCATGGAAAAACCCTTCGTTGTACCAACCAGCTTCGTCTACCTGGCGAAGTCCTTCTCCCTCATAGAGGGTATATGCATCCAGTTGGATCCAGAGTTTAATTACTTCACCTACCTGGAACCCATGATTCAACAACAGTTCTTGGAATCATTCGACTTGAATGAAATGTTTATGAAAACGACGGAGATTCCCTCAAAGATTGGAAAGATAAGCACAGCTGTTCTGGGTTTGGAGAAATCCAGAGCATCTATGAAACGCTCGATGGTTAAAACGAGGCAGGAAATACGGGTAGTTCAATACAGTATAATTTGTGCTGTATTGGCGGAGAGGTTTCACGACACACCATTGGCTGGTGTATTCATAGCGGGTGCGATGTATTTTACTTTTCGTAAAGATCGATAGACTTCTTTACACTCTTCTTGGGCTTGGACTTTTCATCCTTCTTGACAAGTTTCTCATGCTCCTTGTAGTATTCCTTTAGCCTCCTCTGCTCATCGCGGACAATATCACTCAATTTACCTTTGATCTTGTCCACGTCCATGTCCCGATCCCTCTTGATTTTTTTGCTGAGCCTCTTGAAGCCCTTTTTACTGGCGAAAATAGTTGGCGAAGTTGCGATGGCAAGCATTTATTATGTAGGGACATTTATTTTTAACCTCATTAACTTTTCCTCAAATTCCCTCCTCTCCCCGGGGCTCTCTATAGCCTTCCCAGTTTGGAGGGCTTCAATCTCTGGACCGGTGAGATGCATCGCATTGACCCTAAAGTCTAGGAAGGCCTCCATCGTGACGGGGACTAGGGGCTTCACTAGGTCATAGATGGCGGTGGCGTAGTCGCGGATCTCCTTTTGGGCGTGGCCATCCATCCTCAGGTGGAGAAAGTGCATGAGATTGTGGAGGTTCATTTTCCAGTAGAACTCGGTGTATGTAGACTGCGGGAGCACCCCGCGGCTCTGTTCACGGCAGGCTCCGCCCTCTAGGAGTTCCTCGTAGACCTCAAATGCGTGGGTCAGGTGTTGGGTCACCTTTCCAGTGAGTTCCTCCCCGACATCGACGACCCCCTCAGAACCCTGGTGGTTCACTTCGGACTGCCCCCTCAGAGTATCTGGTTCATAATACTCCTTGGGTACGACGGAGTAACGGGCGGATAGCTCATTAATTGAGGCTGTTCTATGTCGCATATGTTGTCTTGCGATGTAGATGGGCATCTTAATGTGAAATTTGAATTCGACCATTTCGAACGGAGTCGTGTGCCAGTGGCGAAGGAGGTATCGTATGAGACCCCTGTCTCCTCGCGTGGACTTAGTCCCATCTCCATAAGAGACTCGGGCTGCTTGTACGATGGACGAATCCAAATCTTTTTGAGGCATATAATCAACGAGCCTAACAAATCCATGATCCAAAACTTTTTCCATTATAAGTATCTATCCGTTTATTTCTTTAATCAAGTCACCAACATTCTTGTAGTACCTCTTCAAATCCTTCATGAACCTCTTGTTATTCTCAAGGACTTCACAATCAACTTTGTTCAAATATATCCAAGCCAAATTTGATTTTGAATATTTTGTAGCTTTTTGATTTTCATTGGGTCTCCTTGCCACCAACTTTGTTGTCTTTTTCTTCATGGAGGCTGGGGTCACCTCCTTCCTATTCACGAAGGAGAGTGCCTGCATGACGGTGTCCGCCAGGTCGTCCTTCTTCTTAGACTTGAGGAAGATGGGCAACCAATGTGCATTGGTAGGTCCATCGCGGATAAAGGATTCGCACCTTTCTATGGACACCTTTTTCCTCTTATTGTACTGCGCCTTCCCCGGCCCCGCAACGTCTGGTATTTTGTGACGAGCATCATATAGAATTGTTTCAGCTTGGGGGCACCTAATTATAAAGTATGCGTGAAGGAAGTGCATGACGGAGACCATTTTCTTGTTACGTTCAGGTTGTTTTTCTATCAAGATTGTCTTAGCCTCGAGGACCCAGGGTCTCTCATCGAGGTGGTCTCTCATGGAAACATATACACCATCCTTGTGCTGTGGTGGAATTCCGTCAACATCCCATTCCTTAACGAGATTACCAGAGTCCTCATCCAATAGGCACATCGCCAAATTCCTTATACCCACATCAATAGAGAGAATCATTAGTTAAAACTTTAAATATCTCTTTAAGTTAATGAGGTATATAGCCCACCGTGGGTATTCATTGGAGTACAGGGACAATAGTATCAACGCGATACTATGGGCAATAAATTTGGGGTACGATGGTATCGAAATTGATGTTCAACTTTGTGGAACTGGGGAAATTATTTTATACCACGATGTCTACATTGATAAATATTTCATATCGGAAACTTCTTTTGAAGTTTTAAAAAAGTTTGGAATATGTTCTCTCCAAGAAGTGTATGACAAATTACCCAAAATAATTTACAAGGATCTCATTCTTGACATCAAGGGCAATAACATTGAGGTGGTCGGGGCACTCGAGAGATTTTACACGAGAAGACCCACAGAACGTGTTACATTCTGTAGTTTCAATCGAAGAATTCTAAAGATTCTACCAGATTATTACAAGAAGGGTTCTACATTTGAAACAACTTTCCACCCGAGAGAGTATGATATGATCACTCGGAATTTATCGATGGTGGTCGTTCATTGGACATGCCTCGATCATGATTTCATAACCTACTGCAAGTCTAAAAATATTAGGGTCTACACTTATACACATAAGGAACCAAAGGAGTTGGAATATATGTATACGTATGATGTTGATGCTATAATTACAAATGGAATTTAATTACTTACGCTTCTTCATAAAGTTCTTGGTGGCACCCTGTCCAGCTGGGGACATCATGAAATAAAGAGCCGCGAGAATGGCGATGCAGAGGACACATGCAGATGCCGCTGAAGCCATTTGACCACCCCCCATCATGTTCCCGATTCCTGATCCAATACCTTCCGCGACGTTCGCGAAACCCTGACCGATACCTTCAGCCGCTTCTGCGATACCACCATCCTTCTTGGTGACAGTGGCCTCAGCCGATGCCGCGAGTTTATTGACGGTGTTACTTTCCGCGAGACTTTGGGTAAGCTGATCCGTGATGGCTTTGGCCGCAAGCACCGCTACCATATCCTGGTTCCAGTTAATAGAGCCACCTTCTGCACACCTGAAACCGTTGACTGTGAGAACGCCATCTTGTACAGATACCTGTTTAGCTACAGCGCGGTTGACATTGTTAGTTGTAATTGTATTTTCAATAATATTTTGAACTTCCATCTTCACATTTTGTTTAATTTCCATATCGGTGTCTCCACCCAAACCGAGGTCAGACAAGTTACCCATCTGTGACGTCTTTTCAAGTGCGGCACTGGCTGACGCCTGCATATCATTGGTGATTGCGTTCTTTATTTCCCGTACCTGTTCATCTTTAAATTGTGATACAGATTGTGTTGACGCATCAATCTTCTGTCCAAAATTTGCCGAACAACCTTCAACATTTGTCAACCGAACAACCAACTTTTGCATGTTTACCTGGTCTGCGAGGGACTCGGTCAT